GATGCATTTAATTTAAACTTAATAGGTAGTACTGGTAATCCACCAATTTTACCGGCTCCTTATGTGGGAGGCGCTGAACTTCGTAATATGGACATCAGCATACCTACCCCTGTCTCCTCGTTTTAGCTATGGGTAAATCTGTTCAACCTGGATCTGGACCTGAATTCAACTCGAGTACAAAATTTTTTGGTGAGTCAGGTTCAGATACAGACCTGTCTAAAGTGATGTACAGCGGACCAAAACAAGATTTTGGTGTACAAGTCCCGGCTAATGATTTAGTACGTCGGGTAAGAGAATCCGCTGCACAACAAGTTGGCGGCGCAAGCGGATTTCGCATGGCTGGTGACAGATTATCGCCTATGACTTCAACAAGCAGTATGGCTGAAGAATCAACAAGATTGAAATATTCACCTGAAACAACGAGTAAATCTCCTTCTTCACAGTATCTTTCTTACAGTGCTTCTCCCTACCGCCTTGGTGGCTCATAAATAATTATGTCTAAAAAAGGTTCGATGCCCCCAGAACTTCTGGCGCACTTCAAAAAGAAGCAAGAGGAAAAAGAAGGCCCCCCAAAAGGTGATAAAGAACGCCGCAAGGAAGCGGTAAAAAAAGCTCGCGTTAGGATGGAAGAAAAGAATCGGGGGCGTAAAAACGATGAAAAAGAAAAAACTGGTAAAAAAGGCGCTGAAAAATCCTGAGCTCTACACTCAAGCTGAACTTCAATATTTTCGGTTGTGGTTAGCTACGCGAAGAAAGCAAAAAGAAGCTAAGAAGGCAGTTGCGCTACAATAAAGTTTAGTCAGAGACAGCGTCCCAAGGTTCATGTCCTCATCGAGTTCCAACAAGCAACCGCTTTTGGTTGACCGTCCGGCCACCGCTTCAACTTTGGTGACCGTTGCTTCTGGCCAAGCGTTTTCTACCAGTCTGGTGCCAACCGCCGTTGGTAATGCTACTAAAGTATTTGATGTTGATTCGGCGCTGACCGATACCTCGATTAGCGGTGCGTATATTGATGAGATTTGGTTTCAATACAGCAAGCGAAATATTGAATTTATCGACGCAATTGCAGCGACCAGTGGAACTTACTCAGCCGATAGCACTAACGTAGTCGTTACTATTGCGACTGGCCACAATGTACAAGTTGGGCAAAAAGTTTATTTAGATTTCACTTCCTATAGCTCTGGTACTACGCCAATTGACCAGGCGGTCACCGTTACTGCAGTAACCCCGACCACATTCACGGGAACAATTCCGAGCGTAGCGGGTCCAATTACCGGTAACGTCAGCTGCAGACTCCCGGTTGATTTTTGTTTTTATCTTGTAAACACAGGTACGATCACTAATACCAACCAATTTTTCCCCTTATTTGTAGCAAGTATCCCCGCCACATACGAGAATCAGAATTACAGCCTTACTCTGAATAACGTTTTACCGCTTATCAACCACCCTGTTGTTCAAGCTGGTGCTAGTTTTACCAGTGCCAACAGCACAACGTCGCCTAAAATTCGCGGTTTAATTCTCCAGAGGGGGCAAGCTCTCTACGTTGCTACTAGTGGTGCGACAGCACTGACCGGTGGTTTTTACGTTAACGTTCAATCCGGATACTATTAATTTCTGATGCCGTCTAATGTTGGCGGATTTGGTTCATCGTTAAATCAAGGATTTAACGGTAAATCCTTTGACAATTTTAGTGATGCGAAGCAATTTCAACAAGTTGAAGATTACGTAAAGCAAGTTCAAAAATATCAATTTTCACCGGCAAACAAGAAAATTAGAAGTCGTATTCGCTTTTATGATTACGACTCTCTTTGGACACGGTGGCGGCGAGGATATGAGTTGTATACCATCACTCAAAGTGTTCTTGGGGCACTAGAAACCGAAAGAAGTAATCGTGGTGACTTCAGAATTTATTGTGCATTTCAACAATATCCTGGAGTTTTTATACCGGCCAGAATTTTTACATTTCCAACTACTGATAAAAGAGTTGGTGATCAAATTGTTGCCATGCGGGATGCAAACGGCTTCAATTTCCATAGTTACGGCTTACCGATTCGCGCAGTACGTTACCTGGGAGAGGCTGTTACTGCCACATATAGTCAGAGTGGTACAGCGATCACAATTACAAAGTCAGACCACGGCCTATTGGTGGGTGAATCAGTTTATGTCGACTTTTTAACTGGTGCTGGTGTAGACGCAACACTGTCAGTTGGAGTAACAACCCAAAATACTTTTACGCTTGTTGCGTCTAGTCCAGTTACCACGACAGGTAACGTTATTTACTATTTATCTACTGTTTTCTCAGACACTCGTTGGACAACTACACGGGTGCAATTAGATTCTATTCCGACAGCAGCTTCGTTTTTTGCTGGTGAAAGATTAGTAGATCGTGTAATTGAGAAAGATCCCGGCATATCCGCGACATACTCCCGTGTTGGAAGCACGGTTACAATTACGTGTTCTTCCGCTCACGGTTTATCGACGGGTAATCGGATTTTTATATCTGTTTCTAGTGGTTCGGTTGAATCGGGTCAATATAATGTAACGGTTCTAAATGCAACTCAATTAGAGATTGCTACAATTGCAGCTGGCGCCACAACGGGAAATTTAACAGTCAGTAGATTAATTTCCGGTTATCGTTATGACGACTATGTAGGTTACACCGTCACTGGTATTGACGCTACCACCAATGAGATTATTTTTCAACGTGTTGACAGCTATGGTACGATTACAAATGAAACAAAATATGTCACTACTGTTCCAGCGCAGCGAGGCTTTGCGGTTGGTCGATTTTTAACAACAGATTTACGTTGGCAATGTACATGCCAAGATTTTCTACGTCGCGATAACTACGATTTATATAATGATTCGACCAGTAAACGTTTCCCGGTAACATCAATCACGTCTACAAAGCCTGGTCAGGTACAAAATGACGACAACAGCTTAAGTAATGAACGAGACATACCAGGTACCTTTGCTGATTTAGGCTATACCGTCGTTAATAATTTTTATCAACTTCCGAATTACCAAGATATAAGTGAATATTCGTATCCAAACCTGGCTTATTACCAAGCTCGTTGGTGTAAACACATCTATGCTGCAATGTTCTCATTGGTCCATGATGAAGGAAATGAGCCAATTGCTGTAGCCGCAACTTACTCTCAGTCCGGTCCAAATATTACAATTGCCGCTAATGATCATGGGCTATCTGCCAATACCAAAGTTCAGCTAGATTTCACGAGTGGTAATGCTATTTCCGGGCAATATACGATTACTTCTGTCATTGATAAAAATAATTTTGTAATTGTATACCCGTTTAGCGAAACAACTAGTGGTTATGTCACGGTGAGCAACCTTCGTGAGCACGATTTTGTAAGTTCCTGGATATTGGAGCCGAGTGATAAACCAGTTGGTGCGGCACTTGATGTTTTTTATGAAAATTTTAGGAAAGAAAATGATTCATTAAAGGTTGCCGCCGAAAGATTGACTTCCATGGAGTATGGATTACCGTTTATTGGCGGTTCGCTCGTCACGGGATCAAGAAATCAGCCTGAACAAGTGGCAAATTTCAATCCAGAGCTGCCCACTATGTTTTTAACTGATAATTTACGTCGCGCAGCTGACGGATCTCTTGATCGGGATGGTGTGCCCGTCAATACATCCAATAGATTGCTCACTATGATGAGCAAAATCTACAATATTGAGCCTACTCAGTTAGAAGATGCCAAATTTGGTTATTTAGATAAACCATTGGTGAATTATGTATCAGATTTTGAGTTTGGATTAATTATTGGTGGTCTTTATCGCAATGGCGACCCTCTTGAAACCGTGGCGCAGACAAGTACGATAGACTGTGACACATATTCTCCCTTGACGGGACAAAACACCGTCGTTGACGGTGGTTTATACATTAATACTTAACAATGGCCGTTCAAATCCTCACAAGGCGCTCTACGGTTCTAAATGATCGCCCATTTCCCACCCGTTTGGGGATAGGCGAAATCGCAATTAATATCAATTCAACAGACCCTGGGCTTTACTTTGCTGATGATATTGCGAGTCCCTCGACAGGTCTTATTAAGATTGGGCCGACATTTATTGGAGCTTCTCTACCTAATACTCCGGCCGTTGGCTTTACTTCATTTTCAAAAGGGGAATCTTGGTTAGATCAATCAAGCACTCAAATTTTTAAGCTATATGACGGTACGTCATGGATTACACCTTATGCCGTTGCTTCTAACAGTAATGGCAAGCCGGTCAACCCTGTAGATGGTCAACTCCACTATGACAAATTAGTTCCTGGGCTATTTATGTACGATTCGGCCACCTCTGGTTGGGTTGCAGTGTAATTAATGAGGATGGTTGAGGATGTGGTCTAAAATTCTGTCTAATTTTGTGTGAACAGCCTGGACTTCGCGAAGAAAATCTTCTTTTAAAACGTAATCACGGATTACTCGGTCTTGGAGGCCATCCAAGTTCCGTTCAATGCTTTCAAAACGGCGTTCAATCCGGCGATTAAAGTTATTCAATGCTCTCGAAAGGCCAGCAAAAGCACCTATTGCTCCAGAGAGCACAGCGGCGATCAATTCTGGAGTCACTTAACAATTATATTTTTCTTCTATTCTAAAGTACTTAGCAACTTAGAATGTTAGCACGCGGATTCTAGTAGATGGCAACTGGATACGAACCCAATATAGAAGGCGCTATTGCGGTTTTGGTCGATATCATGACGGCCAATGCATTTACAATGACGCGCCGGCCGTATGAACCCAATTACAGGGGCTTGGTGGACGCGCTGATCGACCTTAAAGATGGGTTTCCTATCTATACCCCCGCGCGGGTCGGCTTTGATGCGACTGCATTTGAAACCGTTACAGAGGGTGCTGCACTATATATGCGTTCAAGCGACGGACAAGTTGGATTGTCTCAAGCAGATGGAACTGTTGATGAAGCCACTGTTGTTGGATTTGCTAATGCAAACGCAACTAGCGGAAACACTGTAAAAGTACTTGTTGCTGGCTTAAAATCAATGCCATTTGCAATTGATCCTGGAGATTTATACTACTTAAGTACAACTGCTGGCGCAATTACAACGACACCTCCTTCCACGGCGGGTCAATACGTAAGTTTAGTGGGCGAAGGGGCAACAACGACAAACTTTAGTATTCAGATTCAACCGCCTGTGCTCTTAGCGTAATGTCTGCAATTAGTAATTACAGTCCATACGCTCCAAATAATGAAGGGTTGACCGAGGTTTTGATTGACCTGAAGTCAACAATGGCCATTTTTACTGTTTATAATATTGTTGGATTTCGAGCTTTAACATTTGAAGCCGTCAACCAAGGTCAAGCCTTATATAGCCGGACATCTGACGGTCGAGTTGGTTTGGCTATTGGAAATTCTACTTTGGACGAGGCAACTGTTGTTGGTTTTGCAAGAACAACGAAGCTTGCTGGCGAAGAAGTTGATGTTTTGGTTGTAGGTATTTTATCTACGTCTGGACTGGATGCCGGAGATACTTATTACTTATCAGCTGCTGGAGCAGGATCAATTGCAACGACACCTCCATCGGGTGCGGGGCAATATTTAACTCGAGTTGGAGAAGCTTCAACAGCAAGTAGTTTAATTGTTCAATTATCTCCACCAATTCGTTTGGGCTAAAAACCAGACCCTTGTTAAGATGGAAGCAGCAATTGGTTCATTCTTAGTGCTCAAGATGGGCCTCGTTGGTATACAAAATGGCAACTAGGAAGGCGATTTGTCTAGTTAGTGGTTTATTTCAGGAGGTAAACACTCCGACAGATAAACTCGACCTGGCAGGCAACTCTACAACTGATCTTGCGGAAGGAACTAATCAATACTTTACCCAGCTGCGGGCGCGGCAATCCATTTCGGTTACAGACTCCGGTGGTGACGGGTCGTTAGCTTACGACAACACGACTGGCGTTATTACTTATACTGGACCTTCCGCCAGTGAAGTTCGGGCGCATTTCAGCGCTGCTAATAGCGGCAGCGGTTTCGGAAGCCTTGCTTATGATAATTCCACCGGTGCATTTACATATAGCGTCGTCACTGCTGCCAACATTCGTCAACAGATTTCTGTTACGGATTCCGGTGGCGATGGCTCCTTAAGTTACGATAACTCAACAGGTGTCATTACATACACTGGACCGTCTGCCAGTGAAGTTCGTGGACATTTTAGTGTTGCTGCTGGCTCCGGATTAACGTACAACAGTACGACTGGTGAGTTTGGCACCAGCGCTATTCCAAATTCTCAATTAGCTAATAGTGCTATTACCTTTGGGAGCACCTCAGTCTCTCTCGGTGGTACCGTAACAGCATTTTCGATCACAAGTGTAACGGCCAGCAGCTTTATAAATGTAGGTGGCGGAGCAGGAGCAGCTGGAAGTTTAAATCTTGAGCCCGGTGCAATCATATTTGAGGGTTCAACAGCGGATACTGCCGAAACCACCCTGCAGGTAGTTGACCCCACTGTTGATCGGACGATTACATTTCCGGATGCTTCCGGTACGGTTGCGCTTCTCACCAGCCTTTCCGTGGCCGCCGGATCCGGTCTAACCTACAACAGCACTACAGGTGAGTTCGGCACCAGCGCCATACCGAATGCCCAGCTGGCAAACAGCTCAATTACTGTTGGATCTACTGCTATTGCACTTGGAAGCAGTTCTACCACGCTTACTGGACTAACTTCTCTAACTTCCACTGGGATTACTACAAATGACAGTGGATTCAGAATCCGAAATACGACAGATATTACTAAACAAATTGCTTTCAGCGCTGCTGGAATTAATACGGGCACGACACGCACTGTAACTGTTCCGGATGAAGATGGGACACTGGCATTTATTGGGTCTAACAATGCCTTTACAGGTGCCAATACATTTACCAATGCCACTGGTCAAACATTTCGCCAGGCCGCTACGCAAGACGGAATTATTGTCCAAGGTCGTGCTGACGGAACATCTAACAGATCTGTTACTTTGACGTCTGCTACATTAACGGGAAATCGTACTATTACGTTCCCTGATGTAACGGGTACGGTTCTTCTGGATACAGCAGTTTCCGTATCTGATTCAGTGTTTAGAGTTCAAGACAACGGAGATACCACGAAACAACTTGCATTTGAATGTTCCGGTATCTCAACTGCAACCACCCGAACCATGACGGTCCCCAATGAGAGTGGCACCATCTCCACACAGGACTTTGCAACTGCAATTGCACTTGCATTAGGATAAGATTATGGCAACTCAAGTACAATTCCGTCGTGGCACAACTGTTGAAACTTCAACATTTACAGGTGCTGTAGGTGAAGTTACCGTTGATACTGTTAAACAAACTTGTGTTGTCCATAATGCTTCCCAAGTGGGCGGCTTCCCTTTACTTCGGGAAGACGGCACTAATTCTGCTCTTTCTTTGGGTTCTCTCAGTAGCTGTGCTTTAAAATTTGCCAGTGATCCTAATACAGGCATCATTAGCCCTGGCGCGGATCAAATTTCACTGGTGACAGGTGGTGTTGCTAGGCTTACAATAGATTCAGCTGGTTCAGTAACCATCCCCGGTAACGCGATCGTTTCAGGTAACTTAACTGTAAACGGGACGTTCACTTCAACCGACAACCTTGCACTTATCGTAGCCCTGAGCTGATATGGCTAATACTTTTAAAATCGAAACCAAATCTAGTTTGGTTACAGATGCCGTATCTAACGCGACCACCAACGTTTTGTCGGCTGGCGCCTCATCTACGATCATTCTTCTCAGTATTCTTGTTTCCAATAAAACCGGTACCAGTTCAAATACCGACATTTATTTAGTTACTAACACCGGTGACGATGTTTATTTAATCCGAAACGCTCCGGTTCCTTCGGGCTCTTCGCTTGAAATTATTAGCGGAAGTAAGTTAATCATGGAGCCTAGTGACGTTCTCCGTGCCAGGTCAGATACCTCTACCGCTTTAGACATTTCTGTTAGCTATCTTGAACAGACCTAACAATGGGACTTACCAGCGTTGGTGATATTGCTGTTCTTTATAAAAAAATTGAACGGCTTGAGTTTCTTTTGCTGACCAAAGAAGATCAACTGCGAAAAGAAGTTGATCGGTTGCAACGCAGTGTATTTAAAGGCGAGATTTTGCTAGAAAAAGATACGTCTTGGGAGATTGTACGCAAAAAGCGAGATTATCTTTTGGAATCGACTGATTGGACTATGACGCCAGGATCGACTGTAGATCAGTCCGCATGGTCTGCTTATCGGCAGATTCTTAGAGACTTACCACAAACGTTTAAATCCAGTAATTTAAATGCAATTCGGTGGCCGAAGCAACCAGCAGTATCAGGTCCTAATACAATAGTAGATAAGAAGTAGAAACAAAATGGCTTACCTGGGCAACAGTCCTGTTCTTTCTCAACAGGAATACCGGAACATTGACAATATCAGTTCTGGTTTTGATGGTGTAACCACTTCGTTTGCACTGCTCGTAAACGGCGTGGCACCGGTGCCCGGACCCCAGTCCTCCAACCAGTGCCTTATTTCTGTTAATGGTGTAATTCAAAAACCTGACGATACTGGCGCCACAGGTTTCAGGATTAGTGGCGGAAATATTATTTTCAGTTCTGCGCCAACCGGTGGTCAATCATTCTTCGGCGTTATTATGGCTGGCGCCGATTATATTTACGCAGGGGAAAATTTTCCCGATGGAACTGTTTCAGCCCCAACAATTACGTTTGCGCAGGATTTAGATACTGGTTTTTATCGTAGCGGAGCAGGAGAAGTTAAATTTACGGCCAATGGCGTTAATACTGTTACTTTTAGCTCCAATGGATTAACGGCTCCAAATTTTATTCCAACCAGCAGCAGCGCCCCTACAAACGGGATTTATCTCCCTTCCGCAAACAACGTAGCCATCAGCACTAATGGTACGCAACGGCTAACTACGGACACCGCAGCAGTTACGTCAACACTTCCCGTGGTTCATCCACTTGGAGCTGCTGCCACCCCAAGTCTTACTTTTACTGGCGATCTAAACACAGGTATTTATTCACCTGGGGCAGATCAAGTAGCGGTAGCAACTGGTGGGTCTGGGAGGTTGTTTGTTGATGCGAGTGGAAAGGTTGGGCTAGGTGGCACCCCTAACTACAACCTAGATGTTTACGCTGGATCAGCAAACTTTCAAGGATCCAATCAAGGCATCTATTGGGACAGCGCAACCAATAAGTGTGCAATCCTGGGAGACACCGGCGCACTGAAGTTTTCGACTGGTACATCTTCTGTTACCGAACGCCTGCGCATCACCTCCGCTGGCCTCGTAGGCATAGGGACTAGCAGCCCTACATATTTATTGGAAGTTGGCAGTGCTACTTACTCAGGCACTAATCTAAGTCTTTTTAGGAACAATGGCGCAAATGATCTAAAACTAGGTTTTGCAGCAGTCTCAAAAACAACTCGCTGGATAGGTGCTGACGTCAGTCAAGATAATTTCTTTGTCGGTAGAGACTCCTCAGATTCTGATTTTGTTATTGATTCTTCTGGCAAAGTAGGGATTGGCACTACGAGCCCTGGGGCACTATTAGACCTTGGCACCGCAACCTCTGTTCAGGGGTACATAAGGTTACGCAGCACCGGCTCTGGCGCACGAGAAGCAAACATTTACTCACCCGCTGGCGGCGGTCTGGCTATCGATACTAATAGCTACTCTTATCCGGTAGTAATACAAGCAGATACTGTTCAATTTGGAACAGGCGCAAGCGGAACTGAACGCGCCCGCATCGACTCCAGCGGACGCCTGTTAGTTGGCA